TTTTCAGCTTCGGGTGCTGGATCTACTACAGCTACTTTATCGTCCAAATCATCAGCGAACACATTGCGATCAAAATCATCAGTCATTTCCATCTCCTAACGCCCAATTAAAGTTCGGCGGTACTTATTAAGCCCGTTCTGCGGCTGCCAGTGGTGCGGTTACTGCTGTAATCATACGGAAACCTGAACTTCGCTATCAGGGTTGCGTTGTAAATTTGCATTCTCAAGCTGGCCTGTAATGGCCTTAATATGCTTAGTAAGGGTGTCTGCGCCGATATTCTCAGCCTTAGCCTCTCCCTGCTTGATCTTAGCCATTCGCTCGGCCTGAACTAACTGCTGCTCGGCCTGTGCGGATTGTGATTGAGCCTGTGCGCGCTCCCCGCGCTTTCGCTCGATCTTCTTAATCAGTTCATCCTTACCACGAATTTGCGACAATTCAATCAGGTCAAGAATGTCAATATCCGTTCCGTTGGCGAATTGCGCCATCATCTCAAACTGTTCCTGCTCAGCGTTAATTACGTCGAAGGATTGTTCAATAATAATGTCCACATCTAGCTCGGATGTTGGATTTCGGGTTTCGACAATCTCATTAAGCCTTGGATTCTGTGTTTGACGCAGTATTTGAAGGGTCTGCGCGTACTGTTGACGAACATCGGGGGGTAGAGAGGCATCCTCAGAGGACTCCATTAGCAAAGTCTCAGCCGTTACCTTAGAGTTAAGGCCTACCCATCGAAGAGCGTCCTGGTCATCGGTTACGCGGATAAACTTTTCATCGTTCCAGAACTGCTTTATTCTTGCCCATACCTGGGTATGCACTCGGTTTTCCCATGAGGCTAACTGCGAATACTGGCGATTTAGCTCAATCGTTCCGGCTTGCTGTAGTTTTCCTATCGCCTTGCCTGATAAATCGCCTTGACGATCACCGGCCATCTGCGCATTAGCAGATACCGCATCTAATTCCTGCTTTGCGTCAAGATAAAGGTTAAACTGAGCCGAGGATAAGTCCTGATTCTGCATAATGCCGAAGTCTTTGCCAAACTCAGCACCGGCTTGCAATTCAATGTGACCATCAGGCTTGGAAAGCTCTCTTTTGAGGCTAGGAATGTCTTTAACCGAAGTCTCATTTCCGTAAGTCTGCCGCGTAGAGTTCCAGTGCAGGAATTTACTTCTGCGGTGGTTAATCTCGTCCTGCTGTGACAGAAAGCCTGCCACCTCCCCGTATCTATTATTATCACGACTGATATTGGCCGATACAAGCTCCATAGGGTTCATTGGAAGCTTGTCCTCGTCAAGAAATGGCGAGTCCTGCGTTTTTTTAATCTCTACATCGCCAGAGAATACGGTAAGCTTCCACGTACCCTTATCTAAATGGTAGTGCATGGCGATACGAACTCTGTCGCCCATGTTATTCTTCCAGCGCGGGCGGTCCTCGTTGGTTTCTTCGCTATCGGTTTCCGAGCTTAGCTGGTCCATCTTGGCTTTGCTGATCTTAAACGTGTCTTTGGCCTCATCGCGGCTCATCCATATCCACATTCCCATGAACTTGGCGTCTTTAAAGTCCTTTCGTCGGGAATGCGGGTCGAAATAGATTCGGTCCCAAGGGATTTGATTGATTTGTATCTCAATCTCATCACCCTTGCGCCTAACATCAATTAGCGCGCCGCCATAACCCTCAACAAAGAAGTCCTCACCCACATCAAGGCGGGTCATACTGAATTTATTGTTATCTGCCACGAAACGTAACGCATCAGTGACTACTTGGGAGGCTTTTTCATGCTTCTGTGTGCGCGGAAACGCTTTCGGGTCGGTCTTTCGCAAATCTAACAGGCCAATAAGCCCCTCAACCTTTGGGCGGATGCGGTTCACGACGATAGGGGCTTGCTTGCGGTTCTCAAGAATAGCCGCCTCACGCGCAGACCACTGCTTAGAGTCGTAGTAATCCCGACATCTTTGCGAAAGTCTGCGAGCGTCCTCGGTGTATTCTAGGAACTGCTCCACCTGCTGCTTGGGACTCATCATACTATTTTCCAGTCATCGCATTCATTGTCATCAATACCATAATCTGACTCAACCAGATATAACGCAGGCGTAGAGGGGCCAAATTTACCATACATACTGTCAATTATACGCCCAAATAGCCCGCATACGTCAGCCTTATCGTCGAACTTGCCTTTAGGAAAGCGCACAAGCTGCGCCACAAGGTCTTGCGCCCAACCCTTGCCCTTGGGGAGGTAAATCTTTCCCTGCTTAGCACGGGCCTGAAAGGAGCGGCAATTAGTAGGCTTGTCGGAAATAGAGGGCATCCACTCAAGCACAAAATATTCACTTCGCTCCTGCATCCTCTTATTCAAATAAGGTTCTGAAGCCCGCCGGATCTGCCCAGACTCCGACACCCACTTCACGGGCTTATAACGACTCACCAAATTAAGCTGCGCCTCAATCCACACATCCATCGTCTCCTGACCCGTCCACCAATCCAAAAGATACAAGTCCTGATTCTCATCAACCCCGCCCACTGCCAACTCAGTAAAGTCACCCTTACCCTCAGACAACGCACAGTCACTCGCGCCATAAACCCGCAAATGCTCCGGACATTCATCGTACCAGCGGAAATCGTCGATCGAGAAGTAAGCGTTAGCGTCAGGGATTGGATCACACAAATACTGACAGGAAAAGTCGTATATGCCCGCAAACTTCTTCTCATCCAAATACGCCTGAGAAAACAACACCGGTTTGCCAGAGGCTGTCCCATCCTCAGTCGCAGGGACTATCCGTGGTATAGCCGCACCACGAGAGATAATCTCCGCGTAGGTATCCCCGTCAGTGTAGAACGTGCCCACATAGCGGGTTATACCTCCCTCGGAGCCAAGGGATAACGATAACCCCCACGCTTGGGTCGTCTTCTTAATCATCTCAATAGATCGGGCTGACTCAAGGGTTACAACGTCATCATACACCCTTAGAACATAGTGCTTACCCGTAGGCTGTCCATCAACAAGGCCGGAAGCCTCAATGGTAGCCTCGCGTGGGTTGGACTTTCGCTTAACAATAAGCCCATCATCCTCTGACCACTTCTGCGCATCCCTTTTGGGATTGTCGTAAAGAATGTCAGGGAATAACTGCTTTAGCTCGGCATTGTTCTCGAACTCAATCTTAATCTGACGAAGAAAGTCTTTGGCCGCCGGTCGGTTAAACGAGAATATACCAACAGTGACTTCGCGCCCATTCCACTCAGGTAAAGGTTCTTCCCCGTGGGAGGCTAAAATATCTTGTATCGTCTTGCCAAAAGTAATCAGACTGGATTTATAATGTTCACGTGACCAAATATCAATGTACCCGTTAGGGTTCGCCTGCACCTCCCGACACATCCTGAATATCCACTCCCTCTCCATATCCTCCCGCTTCAACGCATACCTCAGAAGAAAGTACAGGTCTATCCTGCACAATAACCTCTCCGTGGAGAGCTTCACTTTGGGACTTAAAGTGGACAAGTGCTGTAAAAGCATCGGATATTGAGTGTAGGAACTCGGTAGGATTGACTCCTCCTTCAATTTTTGCTGTTCCATCCAATCTTGCTCCAAGCTCTTTTATCGCAAACTCAAAATGAGGACTCTCCTTGTCAAGCGCACACTCCACCACATTATCCGCTATCCGCCTCAAAGCATTAGCATGACCAGGACCATCACACTTGTACTGAAATGCCGCTTTCTTTAAAGCACTAGCCCAAGGCGTTCCTTTTGCATTAGAAGCCTTGCCAAGCTGAGAGGGGACTTTCGGGTTAGGGTTAGCCATCTACATTCCAAAAAAATATGTAAAAATTTTTCACAACAGGCAATCTAAAACTTGTTTGTTCTTGGGAGGTGTCTCCACACACACAGCACACCCCTTTACTCCCTTCTCAGCGGGTTCTACCCCCCCCCTTCCCAGAATAATGGGACTCCGCCTTTCTGGATGCCGATTGCGCTTCCTGTGAGCGACTGTGAGCGATTCCCTTGCTCGATTAGCCCTACCCTACAGCCCTGCCTTAAATCGTCTCATAGCGCGATGTAGAGAGCTTTG